AGAGTATCTTTAACATTCCAAGTTATTGGAGTGCCAGCAGAGAACTTCGCTTAATAATTAGAAACGGGAGCAACTAATGAAACTACCAATTACAATTGAATATAACTCAGGCGAGCAAGCAACTTATGTAGCCCAACCGCCTGAGTGGGCAAAATGGGAAAAACAGACAGGGAACATTATTGGTCAAGCACAAGACAAAATGGGCATCTCTGATCTTATGTTCCTTGCTTATCATGCACACAAGCGGGAAGCGGCTGGCAAGCCAGTCAAACCCTTTGATGCCTGGTCCGAAACTGTTACAGATGTAATAGTCGGTGATGCAAACCCAAAAGCCACCCCGCAGGAAGTCTAAGCCGTTTATTGATTCAGTTGGCAATTGCCACACAAATCCCAATGAGCGAATGGACTGAAGCCGAAGACATATTAACCGCAATTGAAATTCTAAAGGAGAGAAGCGATGGCTGATCCAGTAATTGTTTATGATCCTAAAGAGTTACGCCAGTTTGCAAAAGTAATTCGTGAGATGGGCGAGATTGCACAAAAGGAAACTGCAAAACGCGTTGGTGCCATTGCAGAGCGAACATTAAAAGAAATTCGCAATGTTGCTGCATCTAGGGGCAAGGCCGCAGATCGTGTTGCTCAAGGTGGTAAAGTCAGCAAGACTTCAGTTCTAGGTGAAATTAAATTTGGTTTTGCAAGTCAAAAGTTTTCAGGCGGTGCAACAACTCAATTTAATACAAGGAACGAAGCACCAGGACAAAGAGTTGGAATAGGTGCAGCCCATGAGTTTGGATCAAAGGCTTATCCGCAATTCCCAAGATGGTCAGGTCCAGCGCCTAAAGGACCAGGTTCACGCGGTTGGTTTATATTCCCAACATTAAGGCACTTGCAACCTTCAGTCATTAAAGAATTTGAAGATGTTATCATTGACATAAAGAAGGAATTTGACAATGGCTAGAACCTTAACCGTAGCACTTGCTGCTGACATTGATGGCCTTCGTAAAGGTTTAAAAGATGCCGAAAAGGTAGTCGATAATTCTAAAGATCAAATTATTGATTTTGGAAAGAAGGCTGCTGCTGCCTTTGCAGTTGCTGGTGCTGCTGCCACGGCGTTTGCAATATCTGCCGTTAAAAATGCTGCTGCTGATCAGGCTTCACAAAGAAAACTTGAAGAAACAATTCGTGCATCTACCAATGCAACCGTTGAGCAAACTGCTGCCGTTGCGTCTTACATTGACAAGACTTCAATTGCCATTGGTGTAACTGATGACCAATTAAGACCAGCACTTTCAAGATTAGTCAGATCAACCAATGATGTTCAAAAAGCCCAAGATTTACTTAATTTAGCATTGGATATATCTGCTGCAACTGGCAAGCCATTACAAACCGTTACTGATGCCTTGGGTAAGGCTTATGATGGCAATACAACTTCATTAGGCCGTTTAGGTTTAGGTTTAGATCAAAACATAATCAAGTCCAAGGATATGGATAAGATTTATCAAACCCTTACTGCAACCTTTGGTAACTTTGCTGAGAATGAAGCATTGACAACCGAGAAACAATTTGCAAGAATCCAGATCGCAGTTGATGAAGCAAAAGAATCTATTGGTGCTGCATTACTTCCAGTTGTCGATCGCTTGGCTAAGTTTACCTTGGAAGTATTGGTGCCAGCATTAAATGCATTAGTTGCAGGTCTTGTTGGACAAAATTCAGTTGATGCAGGTGTTACACAAGCAACTGAAGGTGCTTACAATTTTGGGCAACAATTAAGGTCAACTATTGATTTTGTTATAAGCATTAAAAACGAATTGATTGCGTTGGGTGGAATCATTGCAACAGTATTTGTTGCAAACAAAGTCATTGCATTTGTTACCGCAATTGGAACATTAGTTACTGCAATGAAGACATTAAGAACTGCAGCAGCAGGTGCAGGCGTTGCAACAGCATTCGCAACTGGTGGCGTTTCAGTAGGTGCAGCAGCCGCAGCATTATCCGCCGTTGCCGTTACTTATGGATTGTCAAAGTTTGCAGCAGGTGGAGATGAGGAAACTGGTGGATTTGGTGGTGGTGGGTTTAGTCAATTAAGTAGTTTGGGATCAGTTGCTGGCGGTGGTGGTGGTGGTGGTGGTGGGTTTGCAGGCGGTGGATTTGGTGGAGCAGGCGGTGGCGGTGGCGGTGGCGGTGGCGGCATTGGCACGACAGCAGCAGGTGCAACTAGCCTTAAAAATCTTGCAGATCGTTTAACTGGCATTCAAGATCAATTTAGTGAATTGACATTCCAAGTTGCAACCGAAGGCATTAGCAGAAAAGCAGCACAAGCACAATTTGATAAATTAACTGCTGAGTTTAGAGTATTAGAACGCCAGGCTGAAAGATTAAGTGCTGATCCTAGAGTAATAGGTGGAACACCATTTGGCCAGACTGGTGGCAACACTACTAACATTTATGTTTCAGGTGCAGTTGTTGATCCTGAAGGATTAAATAGAACTTTGCAAGATTACGCAACACAATCTGATGCTCGAGGCACAAGTTTCTACGATAAATTTAGATAATTTATGAGCGTATTTACTCCCGATTGGAAATTGACCGTTAATGGGGTTGATTACACAAACATAACTCTGGCGCAATTAAGTCATGAATCTGGCCGTAAAGATATTTACACTCAGCCAATTGCGTCTTATTTACAAATTACAATTGTAGCATTAAACAATCAAACATTTAATTTTGATATAAACGACGGCATTGCATTACAAGTTAAAGATTCAACTAATGCTTATGTCAGTTTGTTTGGTGGGAATATAACTGATTTAACAGTTGAAGTTGGCAATGCTGGCGCAGCAGGAACTGAGATTCAATACAACATTATTGCAGTAGGTGCATTGGCTAGATTACAAAAAACAATAACTGATGGTGTTTTATCTCAAGATGAAGATGGTAATCAGATTTTAGATTTATTGGATGATTTACTTTTAGATTCATGGAATGAAGTTCCAGCAGGTGAAATTTGGTCTGGTTATGATGCAACAACAACTTGGGAAAATGCTGGCAATGCTGGATTAGGCGAGATAGATACTCCAGGACTTTACACAATGGAAAACCGTGCATCCAATTCAGATACTATTTACAACATAGCAGCCTTAATTGCCAATTCAGCGTTTGGCGTAATTGGTGAAGATAACCAAGGGCGAATCTTTTATGCTGATGCAGATCACCGACAAAATTATCTTTTAAATAATGGTTACATTCAATTAGACGCTGGTCATGCAATTGGCCGAGGTTTAAAGACTACAACTCGGGCTGGCGATATTCGCAATGATATTTACATAAACTACGGCAATAATTTTAATTCTCAGAAAACTGCCACCGACGCAACTTCAATTGCAACTTATGGATATAAGGCTGAAACCATCAACTCAGTAATTCATTCAGCCGTGGATGCTCAAGCCGTGGCAGATCGATACATTACCCAACGGGCCTACCCTCAGCCCACCTTTGACACCATAACCTTCCCATTGACAAATTCTGAAATTGATGATGCCGATCGTAATGCCTTGCTTGGCGTCTTTATGGGAATGCCAGTTCACTTAGTTAACTTGCCAGATCAAATTTCAAGCGGTGAGTTTGAGGGTTATGTTGAGGGCTGGTCTTGGTCAGTTAGTTTTAATCAACTTTATATTACTTTAAATCTATCTCCAACCGCTTATAGCCAAGTGGCAATGAGATGGAATACCGTGCCAGTAAGCGAGGCATGGAACACTTTAAGCCCAACTTTGACCTGGGAATACGCTACAATCGTAGCCTGAGTATAGGAGAACAATGGCAAATCCAACCACCAACTATTCGTTTGCAATGCCGACGAATACCGATCTTGTAAAAGATTTACCTGCTGATTTTGAGATTTTTGGGCAGGCAGTTGATACAAAAATAAAAGATTTAAATCCAGAAACAACTCTTGGCGATATTGCTTATCGTTCATCGACTGCTAATGTTAAAACTAGATTAGGACTGGGAACAGCAGGTCAAGTATTAACAGTTAATTCTGGTGCAACCGCTCCTGAGTGGGCTACTCCTGGCGCATCTGTTCCTGCTAATGCTTCCGCCACAGTTGCAACATATCAATCCACAACATCTACAAGTTATACAGATCTTGCAACATCTGGCCCCGCAGTT